GGAGACTGGAATGTACAGTGACATTATCGTGTATATACGCCGATGCGAGGAGCAAAGAAGGTGGGCGCAGAATCCGTCTCACCAGCCTCGACCTCAATGACCATGGAAGCCGCCATCGCTTGAACTTCCTTGCGACGGTCAGGAGTTACTTCGGGAATTTCAAACGCCAGTCGCAGCGCCCAATGCCAAGTGATCGACTCTGCCCAACGCGACGGCAGCTCAAGCTCATTGGTCAGAGCGCCTACGTCTTGAATCTGGCGATAGCGGTACAGAATAAGATGACGTGTGTCGTCACTAGGCACAGGCCAAATAGTCGCCTGAGGGTTGACCAGCTTCTCAAAGTAGAAATTGGTCGCTGTAGAAGACTGAGTAGTTTTGTTCGGTTGGTTGGCATAGTCGTCGCGGTTGAACTGAGCCATCGCGATTTCGCGAACCGTGTCGGCCAAGAACATGTCTTCGCAAGTGCCGTTGGCAAACGACACACGGAAGTAAGAATCATTGACAGCCGGGTCGACGTCGTACCAGCCCCATTGACCAGCGTCCGGGAGATCGGTGATTGTCTTGATCGTCGTATAGCTGATACCATCTGTGGAATGCTCGAAGGTGAACGACGTGGTCGGCAGAACAGAGAACTTGACACCGAAGCGAACAATACCTGCGGCGTTTGTCAGGTGTGTGGTGAAGCTGGTCGCCTGAACAGTATCAGTGCCGGTTGCTTGGTTCGGCGTACCGTGCATCATGTTCAGGATGTCTGTTGTACCTACCGGAAGGATGTAAGTCGCTTGACCGACGGCAACCGGGATCAGTTGCTTGTCAATACACCACAGATTCAAGCCTCGCGTAGCAAGACTCGTCAGGAGCATGAACAATGCTTCCTTGGCGGAATCAATAAGTTCCGGAGTGATGGCAGTCGGAGAGATACCGCAGCGAAGCACGGCTTTCTCCAGCATTTTCATCACATCAATTTTTGTTTGACCGATGGTCCCTGAAGTTGCCATGTGCTGTACTCTCTCGTTGAGCTACGGGCATTATAGCAAAAAACCGCCCGAAGGCGGTTCTTTTTTACGTGAACAGTACGTTCACCGTTCCAGTCACTACGATGAAGAGACCTTTGCCAGCGGCGATACCCAAGCCACCAAAATGAACTACCTCACCTACGGTGAGTGTCTTGGTGAAAAGGATGTTACCGCTAGCAGCAGCGTCGTTATCGTAAATGGTACAAGCGCCACCGGTTACAGTGGAGATGATACCAAACAGACCTGCCGGACCGGCCTTGATGGCTTGACCAGCAGTGGTGGGAACGTTTGCATAACCAATCTTGTCTGCGATCATGTCAAACTCCCTTGGTCACTGTTAGTTAATCTTCAGCGAGTAGACGAAGGTAACGTTGGTGAGACCGACGGCAGTTTGCGCTGCGCCCAGATTCAGACGAACGTAGATAGCTTCGTCGAGCTGACCAGAGTTGCGAGCCAGAGCATTCATGGCCGTCAGTTGAGCAGCAGTGAGAGTCGGGCGAACGCGACCACCAGCGGTGACAGTGGTAGAGGAAACCAGTTCCGTACCGCCAGCAGCGGAAGTACCGATCAGGATTGCGGCAGAAGCCGAAGTGTGAGCCGTGACCGTATCCAGGATGATGTCAACGATCTGAGCGCCATCCGGCAGATAGGTCGTGAAATCAACACTGGCTTGAGCAACGGCTTGGCAAGGAACGGTCTTCGAGAACAGAGCGTAACCAACGTCACGACCAGCTTGCGGACCGGCACCGGCAGTTTGAGCGCCTTGAGCGTAAGTACCCATTTGAATCTCCTAAGGAAAAATGGGGGCCGAAGCCCCCTTGGGTCTTTTAGACGCCTTGGTTGCCGAACATGGCGCGCCATTCGGTCCAACCAGAGCCGAAGCGCATGGTGGACTTGTAGCGAACGGAGTCGGTTTCGAAGTCGCCTTCCATGGCCTTGTCCAGCTTGCGACGCCACAGAACCTTGAGGCCATCACGGGCATCGGTCTGGACGAACCAAGCGGTCGGCGAAGTCAGACGAGAGATCACGACGGAATCAGACAGCGAACCGGCCGACTTGATCGGGTTCAGATCGTTGTTGTTCGTGCCGGAACGCAGGACGGACTTCAGCAGGACTTCGGCTTGCATGATGTTGGACGGGTGAATGACCAACTTCTTGGCGCCGAGACGGATCTTCTTGCCACGCGGATCGGAAGCTTGACGAATCTGGATCAGAGCTTGTTCCAGGGAAGTCTGCGACAGAGCAGCGGAGGTCAGGACGTTCGACTGGTTGGCGCCGATACTCGGGTGAGCATTGGAGATCAGGGGAACGCCGTCGCCGCCGTTGTAGCCGGAAGTGAAGGCACGGTTCAGGTGATTGGCAGTGACGGTCTCCAGGGTCTCGTCCATGGCTTGGGCAAGGTGCTTGGAGTAGGTCGAGCCGATACGGATGTGATCACCGTCTTCGACCAGGACTTTGGTCAGTGCAAAGGCCAGACCATAGACGTCGTAGGTGTAACGCTTGACGTAGAGCTGACCGCCCTCGTCGTACGTAACAGCTTGGCCGTCCGGAAGGATCGGGGCGGCACCGAAGCCAAACAGCACGGCTTCTTCGTGGTAGGAACGCGGCGTACCGTTTTCCTCGGTGAAGACCTTCTTGTACTCGTCGGTACGTTGGTCGTAGACACCATCGAAAGCCTGATTGAGGATCGGCTCAACGATGGAACGGAACTGCGTACTGCGCATGATAGGACCAGCCATTTTTCAGTCCTCCTTAGATGGCTACTTTGAGAGCCTGGAACTGATGGCGAGCTTGCTGCACCAGCACCGTCGGGAAAGCGTTGTTCGTGGCATCGTAGACGCCATCGCCGAAACCAACGATACGGAATTGGCCCTGGACACCGGCACCCTTGAGGGTAGCGTTCAGAGCTTCGGTACCACGACCGGTAGCAGTGTTGACAGTGCCAGCGACCAGATCAGCTTGGTCACCGATAGCTGCCTGCACGTAGCCCGCGCCGCCAGCAGCGACCTGGACTTCGTAGACGTTGTCGGGGTCGTCGTAGACGTAGGCAACGATGCTGGTGGCACCAACCTGAGCACCCGGCCAGAAGTTCGACGTAGTCGGCTTGCCGGAAGCGTCGATGTAGGTGACGCCAGCGAATTGGCCGAAAGTGTCATTGGCACCAGCGGCGGTCAGTTGGAGGGTACCGTCGGTCGCCAGCGAAACGAAATCATGTTCGCCGATGGCCGTCGCGTACGAGGCGAGAATCGTGTAGGCGTTAGCCCGCGATTGACCCGTGGGGTGCTTGCGGAGCTGAAAGCCAAAGGGGGTAGCACTGTTGGACATCGCTGTTCCTTATGCAAATGTGGTAGGACGAGCGCGCTTCACGATGTTATCAAAACCTTCAACAACACCGAGTTCGCGACCGTTGATATCTTGTCCTTCAACAGCCTTCTCGGCATTTGCCTTGAGCATCTCTTCTTCTTCCAGCGGCAGTTCGTAGTGGAAATACCGCATGATGTCCTGATACAGGTCTTCAGGAATCTTAAACAGAAGCATCTCATTGCAAGCGACGCAACCCTCGAATTCCCCTTGAGTGACCTTGAATTCCGAGAAGCCTGGAATTTCAGAGGCTTTCACCGGTTCGTAGCCCTTCTGAACCCGCTTGTAGATCGGATCAGAAGAGTTCGTGGTGGAGAGCCAGCAGAAGTGCCAGCCGTCAACCTTCGGGGGTGTGGGGAGAATTTCCTGATTCCACTCAGCGCGCAACATGCGACGGCGCTCTTCGGAAGTAGTCATTGTCCCATCTTTCTGGGTACGTTCGGAGTCGGCATTATCGCGACCACCACGAGCAGCGGCACCGGCAGACTTTGTCAGTCGCTCATCGCCAGCATTTTTGATTGTTTCGCTCATTTTCTGATCGCTCCTTATTTCTGACCTTGGTTTGCTTTATCGAATTCACGGTACCGCTTGACGGCTTCTGCACGTTGCTTGGGATCATCCCACGTACCAGCTTCCTTGAGTGCTTGCACCCGTTCTGCCGACAGTCGGAAAGTCCCGTTGTCCCTCGTGCTGCCTGTCTCGCGGCCGGAACCTGTAACAACAGACTTCGGTCGAGTGGGAGCCACTTTAGCACCTCCCGCCCGGTGTGGCAAGTATTTTTTGATGCGGCTATCCAGTTCCTGCCAGTAGGCTTCAGTGGTAGGATCCCAGCCTTCATCATGCATACGCTTGTCCAGAACCATTGCCAGTTCAGTGTCCTGGTCATTGGTGCCGGGGGCGTACCACTTGTTGCGTTCCATCCACTTGTTGGCCTGATTGACCATGCGCGGGTCAAGCGGCTGCGGTGTGGTTTGACGCTGTTTCATGGCCTTTTTGAAGGTCTGAATCTCGTCATACTTCCGCTGGGCCTTGATCATGTTCTCGGTGGCGTCAGCGACCGCCGCGCCGTTACCGGCCTCGGTGGCGATGCGAATCTGGTCCTTGAAGTAGTTGTAGCTCTGAGCCACCTGCTTCTCGACGGTTTCCAGTTGCGCCAGTTCCGAGCTGGAGTTGCGACGTTCAATACCGTCAACCTTGGCACGGAGATCATTGATGATGGCATCGC